TCAAAGGCATCCCTGATGAGCTTCTTCGAGACAAGCCCGCCAAGCCAACCGTTCCAGAAACCCAGCCTGAAACCGAAAAGGATTTGACCGTCATTGAAGAAATTCGCCAACTGGGATTAAAAACCAAAAAACAAATCCAAAGCGTTTTTCCGCATTTGAGTAATGAGGAAGCCGCCGCGCTTCGTAATCAGACTTGGGGGAAACAGCCTGACGCCCCGATTGCCGCGCCTGCGAAGCCCGCCGCGGCGATAGAACCGTCGAAGCCTTCCGATGTAGCGCAACCGCCGTTGACCGGAAGCGAGCCGCCATCCGAAATCGTCAAGCGTGTTTCCGATATGAGCGGCGAGGATTTCGCCAAACTCGGAAAAGGCGGGTTCAACCGAATCAATATCCCCCTCGGTGAAAATCTGAAAACCAAAGATGGCGTTTCCATGCTCAACGACGCATGGGAAAAGGCAAAGGCGGATGCAGAAACCGCCAAGTCGGAAATGCAGAAAAATCCAACCGACGAAAACATTCAGAAGTTTTCAAATCTTTCGTCAAAACCTCAATTTTTCCGCGAGGCTTTGGATGGTGCGCTTGGGATTCAGGAGTTGAAGGGCAAAACGCCCGACGCTGAATTTCAGACTTTGTTTCAGTCCAAGCTCGACGAATCGCTTGGGAAGAAAACCGAATCTCCTGCCACTAAAGCAGAGAAACAAACGCCTCAACCTGTTGTTGAGCCAACAAAAAAAGTGCCGTCTGGAAGTGAGAAGCCAGCGGCACAATCTTCTTTGGAATCTTCCCGCCGCAAATGGATTGATGAACAGCGCAAAACGAATCCGAAGTTTGCACCCGACATTGAATCTTGGAAAGAATTGCTGCCGCCCAAAGAGCTTGCCGAGGTTAATGAATGGGAGGATTTGAAATATAAATCCGTTGCTAGGCAGGGGCCGGAAACCGGATACAAGCCATACAAACTTTCCGCCAAGCAAAAAGCGAGGCTCAAAGAATTAAGCGATAAATATGCGCCTCGTCAACAGGCGGAGATTGGAGACAAACCCACCCCATCATCCCCTGCGGCGAAAGAGCCTTGGCAGATGACTCAAACCGAGTTGGCTCAACGCGAGCTTAAAAAATACGAGGATTCAATCAATTCTGGAAAACCGTATTCTGCCATTTATAATCCAGATTTCAAAAAAACACTTTCAAAACGTCAGGCTCAATTAAAGTCCATGACGCCAGAGCAAAAGCTAGATGCGATGAAGAAGAATTGGGAAAGCTATCATCGCAGCGAAGTTGAGGTTGCTTTGGAAAATGGCAAACCCGTCCCGCCCGAAGTGATGGCGGAATATCCCGATTTGAAATCTCCCCCCGTCTCGCGCGCCATTCCGCCCGCTTCCCCGGCGACCGCTCCCACGGAGCCTGTCTCGCCAAGCATAAAGGCCGAAGGGATGGGGAAATCTCCGAATGGCATGACGCCGATGGAATACGCCGCTGATGTCGCCAAGAATCCGCGCCATGAGACTTTCGTGTTACCGGGAAAGATCACCGGTCTTTCTGTCTCTCCCGGCCTCGACGCATCAGGCGGAAAGTATGCCACGCCAAAAACCAACCCTGACACCTTCATCGTGTCGGATGGAACCAGCAGAACGCAGAAGCCATACAAGACCTATCCCATGTCGAAATGGGCGGAAGTGGTTGGCAAACTATCCGCTGGTCGCGAATCAATCTCTTGGCGTAATCATAACCGAGAAACCACGAAGCCCACCCCACCCACCCCCGCAGAGAAGCCCGCCGCCGTGCAGAAGGTGGCTTCCCCAGAGTCCGGCGACCTCTCCTCCGGCAAGCTGGGCAAGGTGGGCATGGGCGGGGCGAAACCGGCGGAGTTTTCCAATCCGACCATCGAAGACCTGATTTCCGGCAACAAGCTCTCCCCGCCGCGCGAGAAGCCCGCGCCAACCATCGAGCCGCAGAACAAGGAAACCATCAACGCACTATCCGAAGCGGTCAAGTCTGCACTGGAAGGCTTCAAAGGCTGGTTTGGCGCTGTGGCTGGCAAGACATTTCCCAAAACCACACTGGCCGACCGGCAGCTTGGCGAACTCGGCGCGCGGTGGATTTCCTCACGCATCGCGGCCAAACCCAAGGCGGAAATCTACGTTGCCGAAGTCCTGGGGGACTCCGGCCTGTCGGCGCGCGACGTGGGCGCGGCGTTGACCGAGGACAATTTGCGTTCCATAAAGGCCGCTTTCGGTTCGGCTGGCGACGAGCGGGCGGGCGATGTCCAAACCCTCATCGGCAAGCCGGGTTCACCGTTCAAAACCGAGCGCGAATACCAAGATTTCATTTCCAACCCAAAATTCAAGGAAGTGGTGGAGCGTCACAAAGACCTCTGGCAAGCCACTGTTGAACCACAATACCGCGAGGCGATGCGAATTGATCCCGACGTGGAACTTCCATCACGCGGGCTGCAAACGGGCGCACGGGTCAATCTGCGAGCCGTGCAGGAAGGCGACAACGCGCGGAACGTCGTCAGAACGGTTTCACCCGGCAACTTGCTCGGCACGATGCGCCGCAAATCTCCGTTTGGTGTTCAGGCGACTGGCGCGGGCGAAGCTTACCACACTGACTTGCACGACCTGATGGAAAACACCTTCGGCAAGCAGGATGAAATTGCCAACAAAAACGCCTTTGAAAAGAAGCTCGTGGACACCGGCAACGCCATTGTTGGCAAGCCCGGTCAACAGGTGAACATCAAAGGCCAGCCCGCCGTCCCTTTCCCGTTGCAACGCCAAACCCTGATGCTTAAGGGTGCGGACGGAACAAAGGCCGTTGGTCAAAACCAAGTTCTCTACGTCAACCGGCGATTGGCGACGGAATACCGGATCGGTGCGAACGTGGATTTCCGCCCGCCGCCCGGCGTGCTGTCGAAGGTCAACGCCGCGCTGAACAAAACGGCCATCGCATCGGGGACGGAAGCGACGACGCACGTTATGAATCTCGGCTCGGCTCTGTTCGCCCTGCCGACGACTGGCGCGAAACTGATGAATGATTCGTTGCTGACTACCTTTGGCCGCGCTGACATTCCGGTTAAAATCGTGCAGGTGATTCGGAAATCCATGCAGGACAACCGGGCGCAGTTGGCTGGGCTATCTGAAATCGGCGCGATGAAGGAACATTTTGAGCCGACGCGGATTTGGGGTATGCGCCAAGGCTCGCAACTGATTCAGTGGATGGACAAAAACACGCGGCTCGTGCTGGATGACGCCTACCAGAACCTTGCCAAGCAGGGTTTGGTCGAAGATTCGGAAACCGCCCGGCGCGAGTTCGTCAATCAGGTCGGGCAATACAACATGAGAGCGCAGCCGTATCTCATGGGTCAGATGCGGAAACTCGGAATTTCGCCGTTCGTCACCGCCGGCAAGAACTTCAACGCGCTGGCGGTGCGGGAGGCTACGCTGTCGCCCGGCGTCAAAGCGTCGAGCGTTCCGGCGTCCATCGCTTTGAAGGCAAACTTGCTTTCAAAGTGGGTTGGTTCTGCGGCCATTATTTTGACGGCGAACTATCTGCTCACGAAAGACAAGGGCGGCGGCGTAATGGGACGCCCCGGCACGCCGCTGGGCTACGTTGACACGGGTTCAACGGACAAGAACGGGCGCAACGTGCTGGTGAACGTCTTGAACATCACAGGTCAAGGCCGCGCGCTGCGCGTGACTGGCTTGAAAGGCTTCATTGACGCCGAACGAATGGGACTTCCTGCCAGCAATGGAATTGACACCGCCGGACGGGACATCATCAACTCGGCAATCGGCCCGTGGGCAGGCCCGGCGGCAAGGTTCGCCGTTGGCGCGGCTTCTGGCTACCCAACCGCAATCAATGTCGGACGCGCCTACCCGGTGACACCGCCCGGCCAGAGCCAGCATCTTTCCGATTTCAAAAACGCCGTCATCAACACATCGCCAATCGGCGGCGGCATCCAGAAGATGATGCAGCCACAGGGTCAAGGCTGGTGGGAAATCGTGAAGTCACAGTTTCCGCGCCTTGTGCCGCAAGCTGGCCGGTCGGCTTCAATGAACGCGAATTATCCTGAAATCGTCCAGAAGGCACAGGCCAATGGTTTCATGGAGGATGTCATTCACGCGGCGCGCTCGGTGCCGCCAGATCAGCGGCATAACTTTTTACAGGCTCAGATTTCACGGCTTCCGGCAGAGTTGCAATCGAAGGCGTGGAAAGAAACCGAGTATCGCAGAGTGATGAGCCGTTGACCCCACCGCCACCGCCAAGCTGAACCAGTGAAACTCCTTTACCGTTAATTCAGGATTTGCAGGTTAGAAACTCGCTTTCGCGCTTGCGGTCGAATTGAGCGCCGGGATTTCCTTCTGCCGCTGTTCGGCAGTCCTTTCCTGGGCGTGCGCTGGCACTTAATAAACGCGAAACATGCAAAATATGAAAACTCAATACACGCCTGAAATGAAACTGCACGAAGCGCGCTTGCGCTGGATATTCTCAATCCTGGTTGCCATCTCCGGCGGATTTATCGGCGGAACGATTTTCCTTCTGACGAAATAATCTGGAAACATGGTAAAAGTTATTGACAATCCCTTGAACATTTGAAACACTGACCGAAAGAAATATAAAATTATGAGCAACGAACTAAACCTAGCGCGGAAAATCCGCAACCTGAAAGTCGGCGAGGGCTTCACTGTGTCAACGGAAGCGCAACGCCAAGCCGCATCCCGCGTTGGCAAATCCCTCAAGGATGCTGGCGTCATAGAATTTGATATCGTCACCAAGTCAAACGACGGCAAGGGATTCAAGATAGCCGCGATTTAACAAATCAACCAAGAAAAATGAAAAAATTCTGCATTAACTGCAAGCACGTTTCCGAAACCGAGGCAGGCAATTATTTCTGCCTTCACCCCGACACGCAACCTCCGCAAAGCCTTGTAACCGGAGAAGTGCCGAAACTTTACTGTGAAAACGCGCGTATTAAGTCGGCTTCACCAATCTGCGAGTGCGGCCCCGCCGGCAACCTTTTTGAGGCTAAATGAACCAGCTTGAATCCAGCTTTGACAGCGCGCAACAACAACGCGACAACGAACTGCCGGATGACGAATCCAACGAAACGCGGATCGAGCGCAAAATTGAAAACGAAAATGAGCGCGCCGACCATGAGCGCGAGTGTGAATTGAGATAATTTATGAAACAAGAACTTGCGAAAATGGACGCGCAGCCGGTGGCGCAATCTGAACCGTCTGGCGGGATAACAATCGAGGCTGCTTTCGCCGCAGCATCGTCAAAAGCACTCGACAAGGAATCGCTCGCCGTAATGGAGCGGTTGATTGCCATTGACGCCGAGAGGAAATTCAACACCGCATTTGTCGGTCTGATGTCGGCCATTCCGCCGATTGTGGGCTATCGCGGCATCCCCGACCGCGCCGGCAACATCAAGTTTGAATATGCCAATTTTGAGGACATTGACGACATTGTGCGGCCAATCTGCCGGCGTCACGGATTCTGCTATTCGTTCCTTGAAACGGGCTACGAAGGCGGAAGGGTGACAACCACGATGCTGCTGACACACGCTGGAGGCCACACGCGGCACATTCCCTGCACCGTCCGCATTGGTCAAGGGCCGCCAGGAACATCCGAGGCGCAAAACGACTTGGGCGCGCACACGTTCGGCAAACGCGGTGCGTTGGAAATGGGATTGTCATTGCATATTGTCGGGGCGCGGGAAGATGCCAAGATGATTGGCAACGCACAAGAATTTGTCACACCTGAACAGGCTGACGAAATTGAACGGCGCGTGAAGGAAACCAACAGCAACGTCCCCGCATTCCTGAAATTCGCGGGTGCGGATAAGTTTTCAACAATTCTCGCATCGCGTTATGACGAGATTGATTCGAGCCTGAAACGCAAGGAGCAACAAGACCGATGAAAATTCACGAAGGCATCGAACAGGGCTGTGTTGACTGGCTTCTTTTGAGGTCTGGAAAAGTCACCGCATCGGAGGTTGACGCCTTGGTTTCACCGACTGGCGAAGTCCGAAAAGGGATTGGCGTTAAAACCTACCTGATTCAAAAGTTGTGTGAGGTCTGGATTGGTGGGCCGCTGCCGCAGTTGCAGGGCGTGTTTGATGTTGAACAAGGCTCCATTCTTGAAGAATACGCCCGACCTGCGTTCACGCTTGAAACTGGATTTGAGGTAAAACAAGTCTCGTTTGTGACGGGCGACGACGACCGCATTGGCTGCTCGCCGGATGGGATTCTGTCCGATGTTGGCGCAGGATTGGAATTGAAGTGTCCCGCAATGCCAAACCATATCCGATACCTGCTGGACGGAAAGCTGCCGTCAGATTACATCGCGCAAGTCCAGTTTTCAATGTATGTGACAGGGTTTTCACAGTGGTATTTTTGCTCGTTTCGCCGCAACTTTCCGCCGTTTATTTTGAAGGTTGAGCGCGATGAAGAATATCAAAAAACCATCAAAACCGCGCTGGGATTATTCTTTGAATCTTTCGACGCTGCAATGGCGAAGCTAATCAAACTCAACGGTGGATTGCCGAAGAAAACGAATCGTGGACTTGTGCCGTTCCCGTCGAAATACACCGCAGGAATTGACCACCTGGCCGGTGCCTGACCTGCCAGCGCCAACGGCGGTTGGCTCCGGCGACTGGTTAGACAGGCCGGATTTAACGCTCTAAAAATAAATCGAAAAAGAAGTTGCATCGTAACGGGGATATGATATAAATAATCTTGCACGCTGGAAACCGGCAGTGCGACTTGAGAAAAACGGAGTCGGCTCCAGTGAAGTGAGTATAAAATAAACTGAGCCGCACGAAAGCACGGCAGAGCGCGGAATCTGCATGCGATGGAGCCGCCAGCCGGGCGGCGTGAAAGCCCGGCACCAATTTTGAAAACCTATACCCAAGAAGATTTCAAGCGATGGGGCGCGCAAGGCCCAAAGAAACGCAAGCGCACGCGGACAATCACGCCAGCGCAACAGGCCGCGCTTCAAAAAGCTCGCCGCAAAGCGAAACGCTCCGCCCGGCTGGCTAACGACCGGAGCTGAGCGATTTGATTAAACTGAATAGGGGAAATACTGATTATGAAAATTGAAATAAAATCTTGGTTGAACGGCTCGATTCTGTTTGAGGGCGACTTTTCTTACATTGCCGATGCTTTGAAAGCTGCAATCAAAGGCGGTGCCAACCTGCGAGATGCCAACCTGTGCGGTGCCGACCTGCGCGGTGCCGACCTGCGCGGTGCCGACCTGCGCGGTGCCTACCTGCGCGATGCCAACCTGCGCGGTGCCGACCTGTGCG